ATTATATACAACATATAATGATGTTTACAATGCCTACCTTGAGCGTAAATATAATACATTAGCAGTGTTTATAAAAAATTTTGCAATTGAACATAATTGTAGTTTACCAAATATTATAAAATTAAATAAAAATAATTTAATTCAAAAAATTAATCAATTTAATACCTCATCTGACAATTTAATATATTTACTTCCAAATATTTCTTATTATAAAGATACCGATAATACTCTACAAAAAAACTTAACGGTATTTCATATTCAAAATGATATAAAATATCAAATACAAAATAATATTTTTTATAGCACCGCAATAAATTTTTTAAATTTAAAAACTCTTATTTTTAGTTTAGGATTTAATTTAAGAACTAATCCAGAATATTTTATTGCAAATTATACATTAACTAAACCCACTACAGAGGAACAAGAACAAGATCCTGAAATTTATTGTACTGAAGATATTAAAGTTAATTATGATAAAACTCAAACTGATTATAATAATTTTATAAAATCAAATATTATAAATAAAAAACTTTTAAGTAGTATAGGATTAATTAACTATCATGCGTTTACCGAAAAATTACACAAACAATCAACAATATTATTAAAAAGAAATAAAACTTATTATTTTAATATTGATTTAAATTTAAATAATTTTTATGTTAGTAAAGAACCAAATAATTTAACTACCAAGTATGATACAGGATTTAAAAGAATATTACAAAAAATGTATTATGAATTATCTCCCGAAATTACATATAATATTGATTTGCAGACAATAAATTTACACAATTTAGAATGCGATTACGAATCGGTATCATTTCCTATACAACATAATATAAATTTTATTACTAGAGGAGATCTTTTAACTTATTGTGATGAACCTTCGGTTCCAGAAGTACAAGTTGCACTTTCCTCAAAAGATTATTTTTTATTAAAATTTGAAGTTCCTTCCGACTGTCCGTCAAAATTATATTTTTGTACAGATGCGGGTTATGTTGAAATATTAATAGAAGATGAAAAACCAATATTAGAAAAAACAAATAAAATTTCATATTTAAATATTACCCCAAAAATTAAAATTACAAATAACCAAGAATTAGACTTTGGTGTTTCTTTTGAACAAGTCGAAGATATAATTTCACCTTATTTTAGGGCGTGTAGAAATATTTTACCCTGTCAGCCATGCTATCCAGTATTAGATGGAGATCCAGCAACAGAAGAATATAATAATTATATAAAATCTATTTTAGATGAAAAATATTTTTATACTTTTAGTCCTGATAAAACTAAACTTAATTTTATTAAAGATAAAAAAATAAAATCATCAGATAATTTTGATATAAATATTATAAGGAAAGAGTAATGAACCCTCAAAATTTTGAAAATCTTCAAGATGAATTCAATATACAAAAAGTTGAAGTTATCGAATCAAAAGCAATACAAAAAATAGATGTAGATGTAACTCAACATCTAGACAAAGATTACGAAGAAATTCGTACAAATCTTAAAGATATTATCAAACGCGGAGCAGAAGCGATTGATGGTATTCTTTTAGTTGCATCTGAAACACAACAACCAAGAGCATACGAAGTGGTTGCTACACTCATTAAAAGTGTAGCAGATGTAAATAAAGATTTATTGACCATGCACAAGCAGATGCAAGACATACGACAGGATACTCCTGCGTCCAAGCAATCTGCAAATCAAATTACCAATAACTCTATTTTTGTAGGCAGTACCACAGATCTACAAGCAATACTTAAAGGTAAAATGGAACAATTGAGACATATAGATGAGTGAAAAAACATCATATCTGGGTAATCAGAATCTTAAACCCGCGAATGTACCCATACAATTTACTCAGGAACAAGTAGAGGAATACATCAAGTGTTCTCAAGATCCTAATTATTTTATTGAAAAGTACATTAAGATCGTAAATGTTGATAAAGGTTTAGTTCCATTCAAGATGTACGAGTTTCAGAAAAACATCGTACAGACTGTACACGATAATCGTTTTACCATAGCAAAACTGCCCCGTCAGTCTGGAAAATCCACCACGGTAGTTTCTTATATTTTACATTATATTTTATTTAATCCTAGCGTAAATGTTGGTATTCTTGCAAACAAGCAAGCAGTTGCTAGAGATCTGCTAGCAAAAATTAAGACTGCGTATGAATACCTACCAAAATGGATACAACAGGGTGTGGGCGAATGGAACAAAGGATCTATTATCCTAGAAAACGGTTCTAAGGTAGTAGCATCTGCAACCTCATCCTCCGCTATTCGTGGTGGTTCATACAACTTGATTCTACTGGACGAGTTTGCGTTCATCCCTCCAGGCATTGCAGAAGACTTCTTTAGTTCTGCCTATCCAACTATTTCCTCTGGACAGACAACCAAGGTCGTAATCGTATCTACCCCCAAAGGGTTGAACATGTTTTACAAACTCTGGGTGGAAGCAGAGGAAAAACGAAACGAGTTTGTTCCTATTGAAGTCCACTGGTCAGATATTCCTGGCCGCGACACAAAATGGAAAGAACAGCAGATTAGAAATACTTCAGAAGAGCAGTTCCGTCAGGAGTTTGAATGCGACTTTATTGGTAGTGCAGACACCCTGATATCTTCTGCTAAACTTAAAACTTTAACATTTAAGACACCAATTTATAAAGATGCAAATGGATTGAAGGTATATGAAGAACCAATTCAGGGACACACTTATGTAATGACTGTGGACAGTTCCCGTGGAAATCATTTAGACTATCATGCGTTTGTTGTCATAGACATTACCCGTACTCCGTATAAAGTTGTTTGTACATTTAGAAACAACGAAATGTCTCCAATGGTTTATCCAAATGCAATCTTTCCTGTCGCTAAGAAGTATAACGATGCATTCGTATTGGTAGAAATTAATGATATTGGCGGACAAGTGGCGGATTTGTTATACAACGAATTAGAGTATGACAATGTTCTCGTTACATCAGTTCGCGGAAGAAAAGGACAAACTCTAGACGGTGGATTTGGTGCATCTGAAAGTCAACTTGGTATTCGCACAACCAAAGCAGTTAAACGATTAGGATGTTCTTTACTAAAAACATTTGTAGAAGATGATAAATTAATTTTTACAGATTATGACATCGTGCAAGAACTTGTATCGTTTACGCTAAAAAATCATTCATATGAAGCAGATGTAGGACACAATGATGATCTTGTGATGTGTTTAGTTTTGTTCAGTTGGTTGAGTACTCAAAACTACTTTAAAGATCTAGCAAATATGGATATTCGTAAACAAGTATTTGATGATAAGTTGAGACAACTTGAGGAAGATTTAACACCATTTGGATTTATCGAAACGGGTATTGATCCTGATTTAGACATAGACGATCAAGGAAACGGATGGTCTTTGGCAAGCAATTGGCCTCAAATGTAATAGTGTAAATTTATACATACCCATAGAAGAAATTATTAATAATATACCGTTAATTGGATCTAAGGAGACAAACCAATGGCATTCCAAGTCAGTCCAGGCGTACAAATCAGAGAATTTGATCTTACTGCAATTGTTCCAGCAGTATCCACCACACCAGCAGCATATGTTGGAGTATATCAATGGGGCCCAGCAGATCAAAGAGTCTTAGTAAATACAGAAAAACAATTAGAAACAATTTTTCGTAAACCATATAATCAACCATATTACGCTACTTCTTGGTTGCTCGCATCTAACTTTCTTTCCTACGGTGGAAATCTTCAAGTAGTAAGAAATGTAAAGGAATATAGTTCGTCTGATACAGAAAACGATCTAAACTCTGTATCATCTGTCGCGTTCCCCCCAGTAACAGGATCAGCACCAGAGCAAACTGGTGTGACACAAGGTTCCACTGGTTACTTTGAGTGGCGCGGCATAAATCAAGGTGTATATTATGTTGAATCTGACGGAACTGCGACATTTGTAGACGATCAAGTAAATGTTGTAGCATCTGATGCTGGTGGTGGTCAAGACTATCAAATAGCAGCTGCGATTGCATCTAGTAGAATAGTTGAGGCAGAATTGCCAGCATATGGATTTGATATTCTTGCTACAAATAAAACTTATTATTTTGATTACCGTGGAGATGGTACAGAAAGTGATATATTACAAGAATTATTTCTTATTATAGCAAAATGCCAAGAGTTTGAAACGACATATGGTAATATTAATGCTGCTCCATTGGATATTATTAATAAATATGTTCCATATCCAAATAATACACCATATACACTAGGAGATATAGCAGCAATAGGTTCAGTATGGGCCAAAGTAACGGCAATGTATCAATCCATTTATGATGCATTGAATGTAAATTTTAAATCCACATTCCGTTCATCTGGTGGTATTACAGAAGTTCAGGTTAAAAACAGAGAACACTACGAAGCAATTACATTAGGTGATCCTGCATCTGCATTTGCAAATGCATTTATAGGAAAATATCCTGGCGATCTTCTTAATGGTTTGGGTGTTGTAATCTTCACCAACAGTTATGCAAATGAATCTCCCGTAGGAAATACTGGTTATTCCTCTGATTATCCATCATGGGCAAGAGAAGCATTTGGTGTATTCAATACTCTACCAACAACTACTGAACAAGCAGCAGCATACGGATTCTCTGGTGACGAAATCCATGTTGCTATAGTAGATCTTACAGGTAAAGTATCGGGAACAAAGAATGCAGTAATTGAATATTTTGAAGGTCTTTCTCTTGCATCTGACGCAAAGCGTCCAGACGGTACATCAAACTATTGGTTGAGCGTTGTCAACAATCGTTCTCAATATGTTTGGGTAGGAGATTACTTGAGTGAGATTCAATTGAGTTCATCTGGTTTAGCATGGGGTACAACCTTTGATGGTACATCTCCAGGCACATTCAAGACAACAATCAATAGTCTTGAACCATATGGAACTGTTGCTTTCGTTATGAATCAAGGAGAGGTATGTGGTGTAAACACTTATAATTCTTCTGATGCCGCTCTTTCTGCAAGAATCTTAACTCAATATGAAACTAGTTTTGGTGACGCAGACGAATCTGATGTATCAATTTTAATTGGATACAATACAACAATTCCATCTGATATAAATGACTTTGTTGCAATTGCAGAAAGAAGAAAAGATGCTATTGCATTTGTGTCTGCTTGCTACTCTTTAGACAAAATTGGTGGTACAAGAACAGACATACTTGATGGTATCACAACATATGTTGATGCAATATCTTCTACCTCATATGGTGCAATAGATTCTGGCTACAAATACCAATACGATAGATTCAATAATGTTTATCGTTATGTCCCACTTTGTGCGGATTCAGCGGGGTGTGCAGTTCGTACAGATACACAAAAAGATCCGTGGTGGTCACCAGCAGGATATGATCGCGGTCGCATTTTAAATGTTGTAAAACTCGTATTTAACCCAAATAAGGATGAACGCGATGTTCTTTACAAGAAAAATGTAAACCCAGTAATTACATCTCAAGGATTCGGTGTAATACTCTTCGGTGACAAGACTTTACAAAAGAAACCAAGCGCGTTTGATCGTATTAATGTTCGTAGACTCTTCAATGTTCTTGAGAAGTCTATTGCAACTGCTGCTAAATTCCAACTCTTTGAATTTAACGATTCGTTTACTCGTTCTCAATTCAAGCAATTGGTCGAACCATTCCTCCGCGATATTCAAGGAAGAAGAGGTGTTACCTCATACGCAGTAGTATGCGACGAGAGCAACAATCCACCAAGTATTGTGGATTCTAACCAATTCGTTGCAGACATTTTCGTAGCACCAAACCGTT